AGACGATAGGCATAGGTTTTTCATTAACCCTTCTGGTAGGCGATCACGCAAGACACTAATAGCGAAGCGCAAGACCCTACTAGCGGCATTGCGAAATCCGAATACTAATTATTTCTGCGGTGCACCGACACACGCACAGGCAAAGAATATCTACTGGAACGACTTGAAGCGGGATACCTATTATTTCACGCAATCAAGGTCTGAAACTGAAATGAAAGTAATCCTGAAAAACGGTTCGATGATTCAGGTAATTGGGCTGGATAAACCAGAGCGGGTAGAGGGTATGCCCTGGCACGGTTGCCACATAACCGAAATTGGCAATGTCAAAGAAACTGCTTGGGGTGAGAATATTCGACCGGTATTGAGCGATACTAATGGCTGGGCAATACTCGATGGTGTGCCCGAAGGGATCAATTTCCTATATGATTTAGCGCTATACGCTTGCGATGGCGCATTACCGAAAACACAGCCGAAAATTGGTGCATTTGCCGAATCGAAAAACGATCCGCAATGGTGTTATTATCACTGGTTTTCCAGCGATGTATTGACACAAGAGGAAATATATGCAGCTAAAATGCAATTAGATGAACGCACATTCCGGCAAGAATATGAAGGTTCATTCGAGAGCTATGCAGGGTTAGCCTATTGGGCATTCAGCGAAAAGAATCTTGATTTGTCACTTGAATATAATAAGGGCGAAACAGTCCACATCGGTATGGACTTCAATGTCGATCCGATGACAGCGTCATTCCATCATATACGAGGTGATAATATATATCAATTTGGCGAGGCGTATTTGAATCATTCAAACACATATGAAATGATTGAACATATTAAACAATTATTTCCAATTGAAGATTGCATAATCTATCCGGATTCCACCGGTGCGAGTATGAGTAGTAATGCTACAAGGTCGGATATTGAATTACTCCAGAAGGCGGGATTCAAAGTGCGAGCATTATCCGCCAATCCTCATCAGAAAGACCGAATTAATGCAGTTAATTCTAAAATGAGAGCTGGCGATGGGAAGTCACATTACTTTGTCAATCCCAAAAACTGTCCTAAAATCATAAATGATTGGAATAAGGTAATGACTACAGCAGATGGACGGCTGGATAAAACACAAGAGAAATCGGGGCTGGTCCATATTAGCGATTCGGTAGGCTATATGATTAATTATTTGTTTCCAATCCGAAAATCAACATTTGGGAGTCAGTCATTATGATATTGATAAATACAGCAGAAGACACAATTAAAAAAAATATTGAGCAATTCAGAGCTCAGCAAGACGACCGAATGATGGCACGCCTTGAGAAGCAAATAGATTTTTTCGAGGGTGATCATATCCCTTATATTGCTGAGCTAATCAAACGCAAAGATAAAGAAGGAATGCCATATTCATATATTAACTTAACGAAGCACATTGTCAGCAAGCTGAGTATGGTTTACCACAATCCACCCGAGCGAATTATCACTGGTAATGCCGATAAATATAACGAGCTGATTCGTAATAAAAACGTCCGACTGAAGACCTGTGAACAGCAAGCCCGACTAATGCCTTTTATCTTAGTGCGCCCGTGGCTAAGGACTAATGGTAATGACCAATATTTCAATTACCAGATAATCAGATATTTTTATATATTCGAGGATGTAAAAGATATTGAATATCCAGCAGCAGTAATGTATCCTATTCAGACTAATGACAACAAGCGGATATGGGAATACTGGGATAGAGAAAACCATTTCGTATTTTCTAATGACGGGAAGCGCCTCAAAAACCAAGAAGACTATGGAATCAATCCCGATATGTTAAACGAATATGGTGAATTACCACATGCTCTATTACGGTTTGACGATGTCATAGAAGATATATGGCGGGGTGGCGCTTTCGATCTTGTAGACAGTAACCTAATGATCGACCTTGCCTTGACTGAGCTAAATTATGAATTCCGCTGGCAATCATTCAAGCAAGTATATGCCACCGCTGGCGGTGCTACTGACTTGCGAGATACCGAAGTAGAGTTTGGTTACAACAAAGTAGTAAAAGTTGTTGGTGAGAATGCACAAATAGGGATACTGGACTTACAGCCGAATTTCCTCGCCAGTATCGAAGTAATAAAATTCCAGATGAACACAATAGCAATGAACTATAATATCACAATGAAGTGGGAGCTATCAGGTAACGCTGAGAGCGGGTTCGCATTAGTAGTCAAGAATATTGACCTATTGAATTCTTGGAAAAATGATATTGAGCATTGCCGACGCTGGGAGCGAGATATATTCGCTAAGGAAAAATTAGTCTATGAACACGATACTGGTAAAGCATTGCCAGCGAAGGATATGCACGTTGATTTTGCCGAAGTGAAATTTCCAATAAATCCGGATGAAGAACGGGCGAAATGGGATTGGGAATTTTCGCATAATATAAGCACACCTCTGGATTATATGAAAGCGCAATCACCAGATACACCAGAAGACGAACTAAAAAAACGGCTGGAAGAGAACGCTAAATTAACTGGCACAATTAAAGCAGCTGAGAAACCTAAACCATTAACATTCGAGGAGCGATTACTTGGCGCAAATGTCTGACAAGGCGGCGGAATATTTCGCAATGCAAGTGGAGCAAATCCGGAAAAAGCTAATCAATGAATTAGTAGAAATATACAAAAAGGGCGGAGACCCCGCCGCCTTTGCTGAGCAAATGCTAAGTGCAAATTTCACAGAACATATAATCAGGGACTTAGGATTCGCCGATGAGATGAATAGCCTATTTGCCGAATATGATAAAATTGCTGGTGGTATAGCGAAAACTTTTGGGCAAGTGTCAACGGCAGCTGTTGAACAACTCAAGACTTTAGACTCATTATTTTTCATGGAGCACGTGCGGGATGTGGGCGAAGCTTTAACTCGCCAAATGGTGTATGCTGTATATACAAGGATTGACGAAAAGACATTAATTGAAAATCTAATGAAGGCAACTAAAAGCCTAAGTGAAGAACAAATCGGTACATTAGTCAACACATCATTGCGGACATTTGAGCGTGGCACATTTGCGATAACTGCTGAAGAATACGCACCGAAAGACGCTACGTATATTTACGTTGGACCGGATGATGATCGAACCAGACCCGAATGCCAAGAAATGTTAGCTGCTGGCGAATTAACACTTGAGGAAATTGAATCCCGTTTTCCAGGAGCGCTAATTAATGGCGGAGGGTGGGGATGCAGGCATAGTTGGCAAATGGTGGTGGAATGACTGAATACCAACAGGTAGAAAACTGGATATTGTTTTTAATATTGCAAATGATAAAAACAGGTTATAAAATTGACAAGCGATGGTTAAATTAGCCGATATACCGAAAAAGACACCTCAATTCTGGTATGCACTAAGCGAAAAAGTCTGCAACGCTATTCGTGATCGAGTGCAGAAAGAACATAAAAATGCTAATGGCGAAACTTTCAGTAATTATTCTGAATGGTATGCTAACCTCAAATCACAGAGGAAGGCAGTCTATCGTGGTGGCTCTCAGGCTTCCACTTCTACAGTCCCAGACATGACCCTAACTGGCAAGACAATGGCAGATTTAAAAACCTTTGAAGCTAATAATAACGGCGCAACGCTGGGCTGGATTGGTTTGCAAGCTGGCATAGTTGAGAGCCTGCATAATCACAAGAATTACAGAATAGTCAATCTTAATGGCGACGCATTTGCAAAGAAGGAAATGGATATGATAATGAAGGCATTAGAAGACGATGCTGATAAGAAAATCAAAGCCTATTGCCAAACACCAACGATAATAAAGATAGGGGCGTAAAATGCCATTCACTAAAATAAATAAGGGCAAGAATAAAGGCAAGAAATGAGTTATTTTCCAATTATAAAAATACTTGGTATTGAATATACGATAATCGAGCGCCAGCCTTTTCATATAGAAGACTACGATATGGGAATAAGCGATTCGATACGCAATGAAATAATTATCAGAGCGGGTATGAATCAAGACACAAAGGAATCGACAATATTACACGAAATAATACACATATTAAGCGATAAAATGGGACTTGGTCTTGAGGAAAAAGTCGTTGGCTGTCTTGAATCGGGATTATATTCAATAGGATACCGTCTAAAAGAGCAATTATGAGTCAAGGTTCAATATATCCATATTGCAATACTACAACGGACCTTCAGTTAGCATTCAAAGATATTGAAGATTTTGCAGGCTTAGACACATTAACCGGATTTACAGTTGTTGCTGGTTATGATAAAACATACAGTAAGCATAATACTGGATATTATGGAGTAGTATATGAAGATGGCATCGGACTAGCTGAACAGACCAGTATTGCCACCGTACAGGCAACAGCATCGTCATTCTGGTATGATAGCGCCAATGATATATTGTATATCCATTATAGTGATGATGACCCAGGGACACACGTAATAACAGCTGGAATTGACGACTGGAATGGATTGAAAACCAGATGTCGCAATGATGCTATGGAAGAAGTAGAGAGCTATCTTGATTCAAGATATTCACGTCCATTGCCATTCGCCAAGAACTCATATAATTCCGCTAAATACGATAGCGATCTTGTCAAGGCGACAGCATTCGTTACTGTTAGAAAAATCATAGAGCAACGTGATCCGAATAACCAGCTAATTGAATTATTCTGGAAAAAAGTATATTCCAGTGAAGAGCCTTACGGATTGCTCTGGGAATACCGAGAGGGCAAACGGACTTTTAGCTTCCAGACAACCCTTGACGATTTCGATGGTCGGCTGGAAGTAGTAACGCTTGATAATGAGTCAACGGGACGAGTTCAGATAGCTGGCTCAGGTCAAAGCGAAGACCATCGCATTATGCGCATAAAAATAGATACCGCCGGAGCGGTGGGGACAGCAACCTATAAGATTTCTGATGATAACGGATTGACTTGGTATTCTGAAAAAAATAAAACATATTATAATTACACTTGGTTGCGATATGGGATATGGATACGATTCGAGGGTGTATTTATGTTAAATGATGAATGGCTAATAGAGATAGCCGGTCGCAGTCTTGAGACAGACAAGAATGCGGGAGTCGGCTCAATAACAATAAAAAGAAACCCAAAAGGAGATTATTAGTGATGGATTTCACAAAGGTCATTGCGGAGATTCGCAAAAGCTTAGACGACGAGACAGTCGCAAAGGTAGGCACGCTACTAAAGGACTTAGAGCGTGGGATTGGCGAGCTAATTGACGATGCCAAAGCAGATTCGGCTGAGTCGAAAAGTCGCAAACTCAAGATCAAAGAATTAGAGTCAGAAAAGGAAAAACTTCAAGACGAAGTTGAGAAACTTAAATCTGACAATTCCAGCGAAGCGTTGCAAAAACAAAACGAGGAATTGAAAAAAGAAAATGAAACGCTGAAACAATATCAGGCATCGGTATTAAAAGACCGCAGGAATTCATTCGTAACTCGTTACGATAAAATAAAAGATGTGGTGAATTTCGACAAAATTTCCAAAGACCTGAAAGTGCCACAGGAAAAAGATGGCAAGCTGGACTGGGAATCGCTAACTGATGATGACATTTCCGCTAATCTTGAGATAATTAGTAAAGCTGAAGAATGGGGATTATTTGAGAAACAGCCTGGCGGTAACCCCCCAAATAGACCAGCTGCGGGTAGTGATAAAATCAAAGACCCGTTTGATAAATTCCCAGGCGTAACCTAAAAAATGGAGTAAATAATGGCTAATGCAACTCTAAGAAAACTTGTAACTGAATATGGCGCTCCTGGTATCGTTCCAATTATGGAACATTTGGAAAATGATTCCGGGTTTTTGCGTGTAGCGCAGGCAATACCTGCTAATGGTAATTGGTACCATAAATATAAAAAAGTCAGTGCGCTTCCGGAATTTTCATTTGTGAATATCGGTGGAAGCCAGACTGACACAACGGTTGATGACGAGCTTGTGCAAATTGATCTGAAGACGCTGGGCACAATTCAATCTGAACCAGTAGGCGTATGTGAAAACTGGCCAACTGGTGTAAGTGGCTATTTCAAAGAACACCGCCCAGTTTATGCTGAAGCTTTTGGACAGAAAGTG